GGTGATCGCGCGGGACCGATCTCTCTCCGCGATCAAACCCGCTATTGTATTATAAACGCCACTTTATGACAAACGCTGCACAATACGTCATGCTGAATTTTGGGCATCACACACTGCGTTGGCATCTCTCGCAGATTCGCGCAAAACGGACCACTTGCGATCTGGTTGCCGCGCATTACGCACCGGACGACGACAACCCCGCTAGACGCACGATTGCGAAGGGTTTGGATGACCTGTTGAAGGCGAAATCCGAAGATCTTCCCGAAACTCTTCGATGAGAATTCTGAACCTCGGTGGTGGCGTCCAATCGACGACGCTCTACCTCATGGCTCTCAAAGGTGAAATCGACCCGATTGATTGCGCCATTTTCGCTGATCTTGGCGAAGAACCGAAGTCAGTCTACGCCCACATGGAGTGGCTCAAGAGTCTTGGTGGGCCAATCATCCATGTCGTCTCTGCGGGAATCCTTGGAAATGACTTGATGCATGGCGTCAATTCCACAGGTCAACGATTTGCGCCCATTCCGGCTTTCACCGCTCAGAACGAAGGTGAGCCGCTCGGCAAGATCCGCCGTCAATGCACCAGCGAGTACAAGATCCTGCCAATCGAACGGTTTATTCGGCGTGAGCTTCTTGGGCTTCAGAAAGGTCAGCGCATCAAGACCAAGCTGACACAGATTTTCGGAATCAGTCTGGACGAAGCTGGCCGAGCTACACGTATAAAAGCCAACAGTCCGCACTGGTCTGAACCCGAGTTCCCGCTCTGCGACAAGATGATGACTAGAGCAGACTGCGTGAAGTGGCTAGGGACTTTCGGAATACCCCATGCGGTTCCAAGATCCGCTTGCGTGTTCTGCCCTTACAAGTCGAACCATGAATGGTTGTTGCTGCGTGAAACAGACCCAGATGGATGGGCTAGAGCAGTGGAAATTGACGATGCGCTCCGAGTTGAAGGAACCGTTTGCAATCGAAACCTCAATGAGAAGCTCTACATCCACAAAAGCTGTCGCCCACTGAAAGAGGTTCACCTGACAGACGGAGAGCGCGGCCAATCAGCCTTCAACTTTGAGTGCGAGGGAGGATGCGGACTATGACCCAAAGCGAGTACGTCAAACATTCCGGTCTGACCAAAGGTCGAGTTTCTCAGTTGGTTTCAAAGGGAATGCCTTTGGACTCAGCAGAAGCTGCCGATGCTTGGCGCGGGTCTTCAGCTCAACGTAGGAAAGCGGCTATCGAAGCGAGCCACATTCGCTCAGAGCCTCTTGATGGACCGTATAGGCCACCAGAAGCCGAAGAGAAGGTGGACCGCTCGCAAGTCGCCAACGATACGCCACAAGGGGCGTATGAGCGACAGAAGGAGATCGAACGTGCAGCGTATGGTCTAGCCGTCGAAAGCCTCAGAGCGCGATCTCTGGACGCTGGACGCATGGTCTCGGTGCATTCGACAGCAGCCAAGAACTTGATCTCAGCACGTCAAGACGTTCTGGATCTCGCTGAACGGGAGCGCAAGCTTGTGTCTGGAGATTGGGTCAAGAAGGCAATGCTGGACCATGACGGAGCGGTTGCTCAATTGCTCAAGTCGATGCCGAAGCAACTTGCCGGTCGCATTGCACCGCATGACCCAGAACACGCCGAGAATGAGCTAGAGCGTTGGGTCCAAGACGTTTGCTTGAAAACCTTACACCAGACTGACCCGTGGAAATCCTGAACTGCCAAAAGCCGAAAGGGCTTGAGGCTCTCCGTCAGAACAAGATCGCGCTGCGAGCCATTGAGCGTGACACCGTTCTCCGGTTCTTACCAATTGCAGACGACAAGCCATCACGCATCGACGGGTTTATCTGGAACCAAAGCTCTGGCGTAATCACCGGAATCTACGAGGTGAAATCTCGGACCTACGGACTGGATAAATTGGAATCGACCTACGGCAATCAATGGATGGTTTCATGGTCTAAGCTCCAAGCTGCACTTGATATCACCAAGCATACAAAGCTTCCATTTTGGGGAGTGCTGCACTTGGAGCCTGACGGTCTGGTGCTGATGGTTGAGATCTTCAATGAGTCCGCGACATGGGGTTGCGACGTGCAGTTGCGTAACAAGCTATGGAATGGAGTGGAGGAGCGCATGGCATTCTTGAGCATGAGTGAGGCTCGAAGGCACCGCATCGTAGACAATCAAACGGAGCTTTTCTGATGCGAGATCTTGAGCGTGAAATCCTAGAGTTCCGTCGTCAGATTTACCGCCCGTCCCCACGTCAGACTGTGGTGGAGTGGAGCGAAGCAAACCTGACGTTGACCCAAAGGCAGACTGAACACCCCGGCCCATTCTCAACGGCAGTGAGACCGTATTGCCGCGAGCCGCTGGAATGCTGGAAAGATCCGTCAGTGTCTGAGGTCACGTTGTGTTGGGGATCTCAGACCTCCAAGACGACAACGCTCATGGCTGGTCTCGCATGGGCTATCGACACAGAACCGAGTCCCGCATTATGGCTGATGCCAAGTGAGAATCTCGCTCGCAGCTTTTCAAAGTCTCGGTGGCTCCCAATGCTTGAAGACTGCCCCGCGCTGGTGAAGCGATTCCCTGCGGATAAGGACCAGATAACAAATCTGGAGCAGCAGTTTGACCGCTGCACTTTGACCTTTGTGGGGTCCAACTCACCGGCAAATCTGGCGTCTCGTCCCGTCAGAATCTTGGTCGCTGACGAGGTGGACAAGTTCGCTGAAGCCACCGCCAAAGAAGCCGATGCATTGGACCTCGCAGAACAACGACTCAAAGCGTTCTCAAGCTCAAAGGCGTTCTTCACTTCAACTCCGACAACCTCAGAGGGGCGGATCTGGCAGAGGTTCCTACGAGGAGACCAGCGACGGTATTACATCCCATGTCCGCATTGCTCCGAGTACATCAAGCTGGAGTGGCGACAAGTGACTTGGGACAACGCCAAGACTGAGGACGGACGACCCGATTGGCAGCGCATTCGGTCATCGGCTCATTACGTCTGCCAACTCTGTCAGGGAAAGATAAGCGACAGCCAAAAAGTCGCAGGGTTACGCAATGGAAAGTGGATTTCTGAGAATCAAGCGAGCCTCCCAAGCGTTCGATCTTACCACCTGTCGAGTCTCTATTCACCGGATCGCAAATGCACTTGGGGACATTTGGCGGTCTCATTCTTGGAAGCCAAAGCTTCAATGATGGGCTTGCAGGGGTTTATCAACGGTATGCTCGCTGAACCGTGGGAGAACCAAGAGGGCCAGCAAGAACGAGTCGAAGTCGTCTCTGACTCTGGCCTACCAGAAGCTCGACGATACCTTACCGCTGACGTTCAAGCCGCCGCTCCGTTCCTGTGGTGGGTCTGCCGAGAGTGGAGCAAAGGAAACTCGCGCTTGGTCGCTGCCGGTCACGCTGACGATTTTGCCGCTCTGCGACGGGTTCAATTGCAATACAACGTGCATGACATGGACGTTGGCATTGATTCGGGTTTCAATTCACAAGCGGTCTACGATGCTTGCGCTGAGTTCTCGCAGACTTCAAGCAACCCGATAACCTACCCATGCGGTCTCCGGTATCCACCAGAAGGAGGACTCCGAAAGCCGATGTTAATTGGTTGGCTACCAATGAAAGGTCGAGAGACTGGAGCGCGATTCACCAGCAAGACCGGAGCAATTCATCCATTCGGCATCTCGACATCAACGTCAATGAGAACCGATGCGGTGCAGCCTCTGCTGGTGTTCGACACTGAGCATATGCGGGAAGTGCTTCAGCGGCTCCGTAAAGGCTCTGATTCTAACCAGTGGACTGTCTGTAGCCTACCAGCACCGCTAGAGGCTGAAGGGGCGTTTGCGGCTGATTCTGACACATACTGGAAGCATCTTGATTCCCACATTCTCAAACCAACGGCTAACAGAGCGGGTCGAATTAAACATCTTTGGTTCAAGCGCAACACTCGCTGGCCCGATCATCTGCACGACTGCGAGCTTATGCAATTGGCAATGGTGATGTTGTGGAACGATCTGGCGTCGAGCACCGCTGAAATTTCTGGTAGTTGACAGACTCGTTGCTCTGTGGATAGTCCGCGCAAGTGTTCACTTACACAGTAGCGACTAAGCGAGCTTACTTGCGTACCACATACGCGAGCAGAGGCTCTTTGACGCTGCTGGAAGCGTTGACCGCTAAGTTGACGGTCTCGGCTAACTCGCAAGAGTCTGGTCAAATTGTCAGACAGACCTCTAGCAGTGACGTTTCTGTGGAGTTCGCTGAACCCGGAAAGGGTACAGCGGCTCCGATTGAGATGCTTGAAATGTGGGAATCTCTGTTGGTGGATTATGATTACGCTGTGACCTTGTTGTCT